GGGTGCAGCACCGACAGAAGGCGCTCCAACTTTCAGACAAGTGACGCTCACACCGAAGAACGTAGCAGCTTACGTTGATATAACACGGAATTTGATGATTCAATCTGATCCAAGTGTTGAGAATATCATTCGCCAGGACATCACCAACGGTGTTGCCAATGCTCTGGATACTGCTGCCCTTAACGGTGGTGGTGCTAACGAACCCTCTGGCGTATTACAAGCCACTGGTATCGGTTCTGTGACCTTGGCAAGTGCGGCTGCTCCGACTTTCGGGGAGATTGTTGATATTGAAACTCAAATTTCACAAGACAATGCACTAACCGGGTCGCTCGCTTATGTGACTACTCCATCAATGGCAGGTGCTTTGAAGCAGACTGCTAAAGATGCAGGTTCTGGTCGATTCGTCATTGAGTCTAATGAGATGAACGGCTACCGAGTGGCAACAACTACCAACTGTCCTGCCAGCACCATCATATTCGGTAACTGGTCAGACCTAATCATCGGTCAATTCGGTGCGATAGAAGTACTAACTGAGCGCAGCGCAAGTACCGGTATTCTGACATTGGGTATTCATCTTGCAGTGGATGTTGGCGTAAGACACGCTGAATCGTTCGCTAAAGGTGCATAACCATCATCAGCACCAATCATGCCCTGGGCCTTGTGCCTGGGGTTCTGATTGGAGGGAGCGATATGGCTAAAGTAACAATAACACGCAATACGGCTGCCGGTGGGTTTGATCTTAAATCCGGGCAAACGGTTGAGTTATCCGAAGAAGATGCACTGACATTGATTCGCATGGGCAAAGCGGTTCCGGCAACGGCATCGTCTGCACCTGAGAGTCGTGATGGTGAGATTGTGAAGAAACGCTCGACCCGGAAGAAGTCGAAGAATGTTTGACGAAGATTTAGATCAGTTCTTTGCGACAACTGAACACGCGATTGCTGCTAGTTACACTCCGTCAGGATTGTCAGAGCGGTCAATCAATGTGATCTTCCAGAACGAGTATTTTGAAATTGATTCTGGAACAGTTGGGGTGGAGGGTCGGCAGTCTTTGCTGGTTGCGAAAGCGAGCGACATCGTTGGCACAGGTCACGGTGATAAGTTCACGATTAGCAGTCAGAAATACAATGTTGTGACAGTCAGGCCGGATGGCACTGGAATGGTTGAACTGGTTTTGGAGTTGCAAGATGCCTAATCATATTCGCCACCAGATCAGAGATGCAGCCGGTGATGCGGTGACAGGTTTATTGACGGCAGGAACGAGAGTGTTCAAGTCGAGAATCTATCCGTTGAAAGATGATGAAATGCCAGCACTGTTGGTTTATACCACTACCGAAGATTCAGAAACGGACGGGATGGGCGATACGCTCGGCCGATCTTTATCACTAATTGTTGAAGGCTACATTAAGTCATCAGCGACCATTGATAACCAACTGGATCAACTGTCGGCAGAGGTTGAATCTGCACTGGCTACTGATCGAACTCTAGGAGGCTTGACCCGTGACTGCAATTTAGCTGGAACAGAAATCAACTTCACCGGTGATGGTGAAGTACCAATCGGGGTGGTCACGATGACCTTTCTGATTACTTATTTTACGAAAATGCAAACGCCAGATGTGGCGATTTAGGAGATAGAAATGGCTACATATAGTGGGCGCGATGGAATAGTGAAAGCAGCCGATGCCGGTGGAACAGTGGTTGCTGTTGCCGAGGTTCGGTCATGGTCGATTGACGAAGAACAGGAGACTGTTGAGGATACCGCAATGGGCGCGACAACGCGCAGTTATAAGACGGGATTCAAAGCATGGACCGGATCATTTGAATGCTGGTGGGACCCAACTGACACAACAGGTCAGACAGTTATGGATGGTAATGTTGAACTGGAGTTATACCCAGCAGGAACATCAACAGGCGATACTTATTACAAAGGTCCAGCACTGGTCACAACGAAGTCACGGAATGCGACATTTGATGGCAACATCGAGGCATCGTTTTCATTCCAGGGTCGTGATGATTTGCAGACTTTGACGGTTACATAGATGACGGATAAAACGTCAGGCCTCAGTGTAATGGAGCGAGCGAAAGCGCATCAGCGCAAGGTGCTTACTCAGAAACCGAGGTCGTTTTATGTCGAAGAATGGGAAACCACATTCTACATAAGACCGACCATGACTTTGCAGCAGAAATGCGAAATTACCGAACTTGCTGAAAGCGGTCAAAAGGCCAAAAGTTATGCGCTGACCATTGTCTATAATATGTGGGATGAGGATGGCAAGCCGGTTTTCCGCAAGGTTCAAATTGACGAACTTACCAAGGAAGTTAATTGCGAGGTCCTTGAAAGGATTGCTACCGAAATTGGACGAGATGAGCCTACAGTGGAGGAACTTGAAAAAAACTGATTAGCGACCCAGAGGTGATGTTCGCATTCCAACTTGCAGAGCATCTACACAAAACGGTCGCTGAGATTATGCAGATGAACCTACGCGAGTTCTATGGGTGGGGGATATATATAAAACACAAAGCGAGTAAGGACGATGGCAAGTAAGGACATCAAGTTACACATCAACGCGAAAGACAATACCCGGACTGCTTTTAAGAGCGTTGAAAGTAAAATGGGCCGTCTTAATCGTTCATTCGGTGGCATCAGAACACAAATGGCTGGTGTCGGTGCTGCCATCGGTGGGTTAGTCGGCAAGAACATTGCTCAGTCTGTCGATAAGATGCACAAACTCAGTGTGCGGCTCGGTACGACCACTGAAGCACTCTCAAAACTCGGTTACGTTGCGAAGATTTCCGGTGTCAGTTTCAACACCATGACGATGGGATTGCAGCGTATGACCCGAAGAATCGCAGAGGCATCTCACGGTGCTGGCGAGGCTCAAGGTGCGTTGCGTGAGTTGGGGATTGATGCTCGCAAGTTAGCAGGGATGAAACTGGACGATCAATTTTCAGTTTTAGCTGAAGCACTCTCAAAAGTCGGCAATCAGTCGGACAAGGTTCGCCTGGCGATGAAATTGTTCGATAGTGAGGGTGTAGCGCTCTTACAGACGATGGAGAACGGGGCCAAAGGTGTCAGCAAGCTATCATCAGAGTTGGACAAACTCGGTGGCACTATTTCTGGCGCTAATGCGAAAGCGATTGCTGACATGAACGATTCATGGGGTAGGCTGAGTGAGGCGATTGGAGGTGTTGCCACAAAGATCACTGCGTCTGTCGCACCGGCCATCACGGGTTTGAATGATGCCATGACGTTGCTGGTTTCATCTCCAATGACAGCACTTAAAGTCATGTTCCTAGAGGTTCTGATTCTGATCGAGAAATTCAATCTGGGTGTGATTGCAGTAATCAGGTCCATTGTTGATTTCGTTGTACAGAATGATTTTCTCAGTAAGGGTTTGGACAAGGTTGGTATTTCGCTCGGCACAGTCACCGATGGCCTGGATAAAATGGAGACAGATGTTTTACTAAACATCACATCTCTGAATACCCAAATTACTGCGCTTGAGGGAACTAAGGATGCCCTCGATAAAGTAAAGGATGCCAGTAAGAGTGATGACGGGTGGAGTCTGTTGCCGGATTTTAATTTCGGTGAGTTTGGTAACGAACTCGGCAAACTCACTCAGGGGTTTGATAATCTGGAACGGCAAGCGGCGAAGTTTACGACTAAGTTCATTGATGATATTAGCGTGGGTTTGACCAATGCGCTGATGACCGGAAAAGCATCGTTCAAGGACTTTGCGAAGTCGGTTATTGCAGGACTGATACAGATGATTATCAAGATGCAGTTGCTTAAAGCGATAACGGCCATCTTTCCAGGCATTGCACCAGCATCACCAGGCTCGGTTTCTATAGACAGATCATCGCTCGGATTACAGTCACTAAACACACAGGGTTTCACTTTTAGCGAGCCGACAAAGTTTGCTGCTGCAGGTGGCACAGTCAAGGGAGGGCAGTCAGTCATCGTGGGTGAGCATGGCAAGGAAATGTTCCGGCCCAATACAGCAGGACGAATAATTCCAAATCGTGAGATGGATGGTGGCGCACCGCTTCATGTCACATTCCAAATTAATGCCGTTGATACGCAAAGCGGCACAGCATTCCTGATGAAGAATCAAAAACACATTGTTGGCATGATTGACCAGGCATATAGAAAACAAGGTAGGACAGGAGTCACCGCATAATGCAATTACCCGTGAATCCAAAGTTTAAATCACTGACGATCAAATCGCACACGCCCACGCTAATCTCGGAAACCCATTCTGGCAAGCGGCAAGTCAGACAGCGTGGGGGTCACCGGTGGTTGATCGAAGCTGAATATCCGCCGATGAGTAGAATTGAATTTGCGCCACTTTGGGCATTCATTGTTGCGCGTAAGGGGCAGTTTGAGACATTCACTTTCGTGCCGGGTAACTATGGCAACAGCGCCACTGGAACAAATACAGCGGTCACTGTATGGATCAACCAACCGGCAGGAGCATACTCCATCGGCACAAGTTCACAATCGCTGACCGCCGGTGATTTCATCAAATTTAGTGGTCACAACAAATGCTACATGGTAACTAATGTTCCGAATAGTTCAAGCATTCACATCGAGCCACCGTTACACGCTGATATTGAAGCATCAGAAAGCATCGTGTGTGAATCAGTTGAGTTCACGGTTGCACTGGCAAGCGATCAACAAGATACATCCATTGATGTGCATTCGTTTCATTCGTTTCAATTGTCACTGGTCGAGGTGATCTAAGTGGCGGCAAGGGGCGCGACAGCAGATGTAATTGCTGAAATCGGGGCAGATCAATGCATTGTCGTGCATCTGTTGGAATTACATTGGGATGATGCGATTGTTCGACTCACTGATTTCAACCGGGAACTCACGACAAATAACGGCATATACACCGCTCTTGGTCATTTGCTTTCTTTTTCTGATATTGAAGAAAC